TATTGTTTTGAACTTAATATTTTGTCTAAATACACCTTGTATGCCATATCCCATATGAATTTTAAATCATATTTATTGTTTATTTTATCATACGGCGGCAACTCATTATATTGATTATTTGGTAATTGAGAAATATAATTTTTATCTGGTCTAAAATATGAACATTCTTTAAGCATGTCCTCATATACAGTTAAAATTAGTGTTTCAGTATAAATCATTTTATATTCTTTCTAAACCCATAATTTAATTCAGCATCTTCAAGGCCGGCGCATCTAAGTCTAGTAATATTGTTTATTTGAAAACTTTTATTATCTAATCCCTTCATAACACCCAAATACTTGTTTCTAATAAAAGCAATTTGGTTGATTATTTCAGACATTGTAACTACGTCTACATCTGCTTCGGCATATTTTTCTGCATCCCTTGACGATAACGATTTATTATAATGTTCTAAAAAATGTTTTAATTTACTGCTTCTAAGTTTACTATAATGAATATTCAAAAGTTCTAAAATTGCTTCAACTTCTTGTAGTTGATTAAATCTATATTCTACTATTCCCGGCAACATAGATGATGCTCGTTCTAAACTACCGCTAAGTGCAATTTCGGATCGAGCATCATCCAATTCGTTGGAATAATAGTCGTATGCTTCCAAAACAATAGAATAATCTTCAGGATTGGCCGTTAGTTTATTAAACCAGGACATTTAAATTACATTAATCCTCATCATTGTCGGTATTATATTGAAAACTTTTTTCTAAATAAACTTTATCAATATATCTATCTTCGCCTTCAATGGCAGACAATGTATCAACATCAAATCCGTAATCTTCGAGTTTTTCAATAAAACTATACGTAACAATTTGTCGTTCTTTTGCTGGTACAAAATCCTTAAAATGCTCCCATATTTCTAAAACTAGTTCTGGCTTAATATCACTCATCAATTTTTTCCTCTTCTACTTTATCAAAATTCTTTTTGGAGTGAACTAATGAAGAATGTTGTTCCATGATTAAATCTAATATACCATTTTCATTACGTTCGTATTCCTTACGGTAATACTTATATTCCTTTCCCGAAATGTCAATAAATTTTAATCTATTTCCATCTTTAACCAGCAAACTTTGTTTTTCAAACATATCAACAAGCCCACTGTATGGATTCATACCCGTATCATATGGTATTTTTATTTCAACTTCTTCAAAGGGTTTTGTAAAACGTGTTTTCATTATTTTACATTTTGATCTAATACCACGAATATCAGAAACTTTATTCCCATCTTCGTCTTCTTTAAGTTTCAATTTTCTCATAGCCAAAACAATAGAGGAAGCATATATGAATCCCTGGCCACCTGAAATTTTATCATCGGGGTCAAACATGTCTTGGCTTGCATATGTATGGTTGGTTGCCAACATACCTATATCGAATTCACCAAACATATTAACGCAATTTCTAACCAACGCAGTAAGTGCTTTTGGTTTACGACCCATATCACCTTTCAAATCGCCAGCAGCAAATTGATTTACGTCCGTTGGAGTCAACATCATACCCAAACTATCTATAACAAATAATACTTTAGGTCGGTCATCTTCAGCAACATTACCATGTTCTGATCTATATTCCTTAACAAAATCTGAAACAAGTTTAGCAACATCATCTATCATTGCCAAGTTAACTTTAAGCATTTTATCTTCAGAAGTATCTACACCAAGTGGTTTAAGCCATTCTTCGTCAAGAGCATTTTCTGTATCAATTAACACGACATAAATTCCTTGAGCTTGTGCTTCTCTCATTACATTAGCACACAAAAAGCTTTTACCGGACCCGCTTTCGCCCGCTAAAACAGCAACCTTACCCAACGGTATAGCTCGTTTAAAATCCCCACTAATTCGGTAGTTTAATGCGTAATTACCAATACTAATCCAAGTTTTGGGGTCATTAAATCCAATACTAATTCCATCTATGTTTTTTGTTAAACTTTTTCTAAGTTTACTTGCATCAAATACTTTTTTCATTCAATCAATCCCCATCTAAGTGTAGCCAGACTATACTGGCTACACTATATTTTTTGCAAATTTAATTTAAATTATTTCTTAGCTCTATTTCTCAAGGCTTCTAAAATAGCAGAAGGATCTACCTTTTTAGCAGGCGATGCATCATCCGAGGCTGTTTCGGCTTTAGGAGCGGCTGTTCTTGCCTTTAATTTGGCTAAAGCTTCGGAAGCCGAGGGCTTAGCTGATACTACCGCCTCCTCTTCAACTTCTTCTGGTTCTACTGGTTCTACTACCTTAGCAACAGGCTTGCTTACTATTGGTTTTGCGGCGGATGCTTTTGATGATGACTTAGCATCGACATCGTCATCATTGTTGCCATATGTATTTGGCTTGAAATACCTGCTAAATCTCGCGGAATCATAAGGTTCGCCATCCACACTCGCTTGGAACATTTCACCAATAATTTTAACTTCTTCATCGGTTGGTTCTTTTGGCATAAATTGGTTTAAGTCAAACAATCCAAATTTTTCTATTGCAGCTATTTCATCATCATTTAGTGAACGAGTCTTCATACTCCACTTTGATGTAGAATAATCGGCATATTGCCCTTTTCTAGTTTTTGCCAATCTAAAATCTCTACCACTAATATAATCAATTGGCAAATCTTCAATTTCAGGATCCAACAATGAAGCACTAATTATACCATATATAGATGGATTAATAATAAATCTTCTAATTGGGTTTTCCGGTTTTTCTTTTTCATTAATGGGGTCATCAACCACAAAGCCCTGGAATATGTAGCTTCTCTTCTTCCAATATGTTCTAGCAGTTGCTTCTAAATCGGGTTCCTTAAACCATGGACGAATTTCTGTTAGGATAGGACAAGTCTTCCCAAACATTTCCATACAGGGTACTTGAACAGTGACCTGCTTTTGCGCATCATTATCCATTCCAGAAAAGGGAAGTTTGATTATTTGACGTTCAGCCCAAAAATATGTGTTGTTTGGATTACCATCTGGTAAAAATCTAAACAATGCTGATGTGCCGTCGGGGATGTTCCAAAAAGGATAACTAGAATTATCTCTACTTGAGTTATCGTTTTTTTGTTGTTGCGAAAGAAGCTTCGCGCGAATTTCTTGTAATGTAGCCATTATGTTCTCCTTGTGTTAGCCAATGTTAGCCAATGTTAGTGTTTATGTTAGTTCTTATGTTAGCCAAGATAACCAAATAAATTTAGTTAACGTATTATTTATAGTTGATATACAGAATTAAAACAATATTTAATTAGTTTTTATCAAATATTTTACCGGCAAATTCATTTATTTCTCGAAGGCTTAGACCTTCTCCGAGTAATAAATCTTCTAAATCTTCACGACGCATATTCTTTACTATATTTTTAATAACAACCATTTCAGGTCCTGAAAATTTAGTAGAATTTAATATATAATCTTCGTATGCCCTAAAAGCAATTGGTACATATGGTTTAATTAATTTTGCCATTGCATCGGCATATACTCGTATTTCATATTGAGCGTGGGGATCTGACCTTAAACGCATGTAATTAAATAGATTGCTTAAATCCATTTTCCAATACATTTCCGTGTAATTTCCCACAGGTAATACTGATCTAGCCAGTTCTTTGGCTATGCCGCCTGGTTGGTCTGTTTCTCTAAATTCATCATCTAATAACCCATCATTTGGGTTATATAAATCATAAAAATCTGTGTTTTCTCGTCCCAAAAGGGTTTGGTATGCGTTATAAGCATTATCATATGCTATCCGCATAACCTCTTGAACACCTTGCGCATTTTTAAGCGAAATCTCGCCATTTCTGCCTTGCTTGTTGTCTTTGGCTTGGGGTTTTATATTAGGTATTTCTGGAACGTAAAATTCATTACTCATTTCTGAATATCTACCAGAATATTCATTAATACTTGCTGTTCTATGACGAACATGTTGCCTAGCAACTAATATTGGCATTTTAATATGAAATTTAAATTCTACCATTTCCATTGGAGTATTATGATGGTGCCGTATTAAATACCTAATAAGGCTTTCATCATTTCTAAGAGTTTTGGTTCCTTTGCCGTATGAGACTCGAGCGGCTTGAACAATAGCAGCATCTCCTGCACCTATTTCATTGGGCATCGCATCCACGAGTCCGATAAATCCGTGATCAAGAATTGGTATATATTTTGTATCGTGTAAAACGTCTAATTGGGCTGTCATAATATCATCCTTTATTTTTTATTATTATAACTTACAAAGGATGATAATATTTTATCGGGCAATAATCAATTTAATTATTTTCTGTAAATATATAAACTGACCCCGAATCAGAACTCGGGGCATCATCCCGGAAAGCACCAACTATTGCGGTATTGCCATCTGATGAAATAGCAACCGATTGACCAAAATGATCACCAGCAACGCCGTCTGAAGCGGTTATTTTTTGTTGTTGAGTCCATGTAGATCCAGAACGTGTGAATATATACGCTGACCCCGAATTAGTACTCGGGGCATTATCTAAGTTAGCACCAACTATTGCGGTATTGCCATCTGATGAAATAGCAACTGACCACCCAAACTGATCACTATCAGCGCCGACAGCGCCGTCCAAAGCGGTTAGTTTTATTTCCAAAACAGGATCTAGTTCAATAACAAAAGATTCAGAATAAGTTTGGCCGTCTGAATCAGTAGCGCGAATAGTTATCGTGTATTGGCCTGCGGACGGATAAGAAGCAATTGATAGCTCTCCGGTCGATGAGTTAATGTTAAAGTAATTATTGGGATTGCTGGTCAAATCCCAAGCGATAATATCATTGGGTAGATTAGAGTCAACTGCGGTTGCCGTGCCAATTATCTGACCAACACCCCTAACTGATAAACCAATTTTATTATTACTTAAATTAATATCAGTAGGCGGTTGATTTCCGTTAAAAACCAAAATAGTGAATGTTTCGCTGGTCTTAGACCCAGAAAAACGAATAGCAGTAATTTCTACAGGTATTGAATTGCGCAACGCATGATCTAAAATAGTATTAACTAAAACATTACCATCTGTAGTAATAGCAAAAGAACCAGTGGGATCATTTAATTCGAAATTAAATGTTTCAGTTGAATTAATAACTGTTGCTATTCCCACCACCTGACCTATAGATGCGTTATCACCTATTTGGGTATTATCAAGTTCTATATCTGCTATGAACTCATCAATTATAGTTTTGACATTAAACCCAACACTACCTTTAAACCCAACACCACCTTTTGCTATTAACCCCATGTTATTCCTTAATTTTAATAATTGATTGTCATTATTTATTATTATTTATTATTATTATTTTTTTATTATTTATTATTATTATTTATTATTTATTGGGGGTCAAATTAAAATTATTTAATTTTTTTTAATTATTTTTCTCAATAAATTAAGTGCTGTTTCACGTCCGCGCTTGTTGATAATAAACCGCCATGAAGCATTTGATGTTTCTAATTTTCCAAGTGTTCGGTTAAGATCATAATCAGTGTCATGATATTGAGCTAAAATTTCTGTGGGGTTTATTGACGTATCCACTACTAAGTCGATGCCCATATGCCCAGGCAAAGTAGTTTCAGTAATATTAATAATTTCAAAATATCGCATTATACTTCATCTAAAAATTGATCAATCATTATTGCTATATCATCTCGACCATGCATATCTGCCAAATCACTTATATATCTAAGAGCTGTGGGATTTTGATCTTGTATAGTATCATTATCTGCCAAAATTGCTTGAGCTTGTTGCCCTACAGCCCACCCAAATTTACTGGAAACTAAGTTAACAAAGTCTTCATCAGAAAGATGATCGCTCATATCTGGTTCCATATCTCCATCCGGAACTTCAAATGGTATTCCCAAGTAATCAGCCAAATCTTCTGCTAGATCATATTCCCGGCGTTGTTTAGCAACATCAAATATTAATTTAAGTGCATTTGGGTTTTGGTTGTCAAACCCATCACCATTAAGGATTGCGGTGGCTTGTTCAGCTACCGCCCATCCAAATTGTGATCTAATATCAGCTAAGAATGTTTCTCTATTTCTTACCATTATTATTATTCCAAAATATCAAGTTCATCTATGTGGAAAGTTTGTGTATCAATAACATCATTTAGTTTAACTGTGTAAAATTCACCTTCTTTTACAACAACTTCACCGGTTAAATCTTTGAACAATCCTTCTACTACAACCCTAACATATGATTTTGCGGGCGCTTCATTAACTGTTTCTTCAGCAGGATTTAATGTTCTTAATATAGCGCCGCCCAATTCTAATTCATTCTTTTCTAAAGCATAATCACTTATAGTTTCAAGTATATTTCTCTTTATTTTTGCAAAAGATTTACCTTCTAGAATAAACTTGGTTGCTCTACCTGCTTGATCACCCTTTTCTTTTGTAATAGCTTCAACAAACATTGCTTTGTTTTTTACTCTGCCAGAAAATACTGCCTTTTGATCGGATTCTTTAATACCATATTTTTTAGCCATTGCAGCATACTTGTCTTCTGGTTCTGCCATTTGTGCGGCGGCTCGAACATAATCCAATGCTTCTTTATTTGCAGGAATATTAACAACCGCTAGTGCTTCTTTTGGTGTTTTTCCCTTTGCTACCAATTTTCTAGCTTTGTCTAATGCAAATTGTCTTGAACTACCAATTCTATCCATTTGTTTAGCCATTTTGTCACTTGAACTCATAGCAGAAGTAGCTTTTCTGCCATCTTTTGCTTCCATCATTTCGTTGTGCATAGCTTCGCCCAATCCGTCATCATTGCCGTAATGTTTTTCATGTAGTCTATAAGCTAATTTCTTTAAAGCACTAACTATTTTCTTAACAGATTCATTTCTACCGTCATATGTAACAACACTTAAAGCCAAATCCATTTTATTTTCGGGATCTCTATGGCTCATTGGATCTTCAGCGTCGCTTGACAAGTGGCTCAACACATTGCCTAAACTCTTTTTGCTTTCCATATCAATATCATATTTGTTGATAGCATCGGCAATTTTTCTAGCATAATCACCAAGAGAAGAATCAAAACGTGTTAATCTAGAAATATTTGCATCCAAGTTAACAGAAGCCCAATCATATGATTCGTGTAAGTTCATTGCATGGGCTACGTTTCTAGTTACTGTTTTATCCCAAGTGGATTCTATGACTTTAACCAATCTTCTCTTTTGTGATTCTGAAAGATACTTAGTTAATTTCTTAATCTTTGATTCATCTTCATTGAAATGAACTACTTTGGTAGCTAGACCAAAAAACTTTTCCTGATCTTCAACTAAATTTTTGGCTTTAGTTCTTCTAGTTTCTTTTATTTCTTTTACTTTCTTTGCAAGTTCTGTTTTCTTTTCATTTAATTTTTTAGCGCGTTCTTCATTCATTATTGTGTTTACATCAAACTTTTTAAACCATTCAGTTAACCCTGATATACTTTCATTATTAATGGATTCGTATTGCGCTTTGTTAACACCAACCATTTTGGCCACTGCATCGGCCAAATTTTCGATATATTTGAAAGTTGCATTACCTTGCGGCATAGTAGTATTCTGTCCGCCAACCAAATACATATAGTGATCACTTAATCTTGAAATAATGTTGCCCAAAATAGCATCATCACTGGGGTTTAAATACTGAGAAATGGTCGCATAATAATCGGCTTTCTTTTGATATGCTGCTACTTCCGGATCACTGCTTAATTCTTTTTGAGGAATTGCTTGTTTTGCTCCCGGAAAACGAGTAATTTCTCGTTCAGCCAATCTCTTGGCTTGTTTCAAGAAATCTTCATTTCTAATTTCTTCGCCTTCGGGACCATATGACCTATCTGTATCATCACTAGAAAATGCGTCTAATTTTTCTAAAATTTCTGCCCACTTTTGAATTTGCGGAGTTACTTCAAAATCAACGCCTTTTTTTGGTCTTGCTTCATCTAGTGATAAATTAGCAACATTTTCAATTATTTTTCTCATTTTTAAATCCTCTGGATCAATTTTTAATTGACTATATAAATTTTCTATTTTTAAAGATACATTATCTTCATTTAAGACATTAGTAATATTATTTACTGTATTTATTGTTTCCTCATACAGGGTTTTACTATTTATCCCATGAATAATTTTACTTATTTCATTTATCTTTTCCCAAGTATTAACCATAACATCTTTAGTAAATTTAGTTTGTTCTGTTAGAGTTTTTGAAAATTTAAATAATGTTCGTAAATCAACATATTGTTCAGTAAGTTTTTTAAGCTTTGCACCTGTATCATCATAAAGAGTACCGCCTTCGGAAACATATTTGGCAATAGCTCTATTGCCCGATAACCAATTTGTGGGCAATTTAAATCTTTGCCCCACTGCATCTTCAATAAATGTTTGTGCAATTCTACGTGATCTTGCTCCTCGAATTTCTTCATTTATTCGGTCGCTATGTCGTAAAATTAATTTTATTTCTCCTATTTTTTGGTAACTGGATTTGGATGAACCAAACAGTGAACTTTCACTCAAATGTGCGAAATCTTTAGGGGATAATTTTTTACCAAATTTCTTTAATGAATAATCCATATTATAGTGTCTCGCTGTTTGCCTAATCATATCTATAGTTTTTTTATTTTCGGTTACATCCGCACTTGAACTAATATAAACTTTAATGTTGCCAGAATCATCCCCGTCAACCATTATCATCATATTCGATGGTTCTGTAAAAAATCTAGTTGCTGTTTCCGAATCATAGATACGAGTACCTTCAGAATCAAACATATATAGAGTTTGTCCAGAACCTTTTAGTATGTCAAAAATTCGTTGAGTAGCTTTTGATAAAATAATAGGCATTTTTTTCCTTAACAGTTTTAATTATTTATCATTTAAAAGATAATTGGCATTGGTGCTTGAAAATCATCATCGTAATCTAGCGTTTCCTTTAATTTATCATCAAAATCCGGGTCATAATTGCTCAACATAACAACCATTCTAATACATAACAACGTAGCAGATATAATATCATCATTATACCCGTATTTAGCCGCGAAGCCAGGGCCACTTCTAACAAATCCCTTAAGTTCGGAAATAAGAGCTTTTGACAGAATAGTTAATCTGTTTGTTTCAACCAAACTCTTAAATTTCATTGAAGCGGCAATTTTACTTTTATTAGTGGTGGTCATACCTTTGCGCATTCTACGCCCCATTCCCGCTCGCTTGGGTTCGTGCATAAAAGTACCAGCAAAATTTTCTTCATCAGTATCACTAACCACTTGTAGAGCAGCTTCGCCCACTGTATTATTTTCAATTGTCCAATATATTTCTGTATCACCCTGCTGTTGTCCACTTGAAACCATTGAATCCTGTATTCTTTTTAATATTCTCTGTAATACTTTTACTTGACCCCTAGTATCAATATTGTTAGCTTTCCATTCAGCAACTTGAACCATTTCCGGCATTTGAAATACTTGAATAGCTGCAAAATCACCGCCAGTGCCCACAGCGGGATCATACCCCACAACATAAGTTTTATTGGGTATGGGTTGAGTATACCATCTAACTCCGTCATCAATTAAATACGGATCAACGCCCGATAAATTGGACAATCTAAGTGGATGAATTAGCGTTTCATCTGCTTGAATAAACTTGCAAGCGAATTCTCTCTCGAATTGTGAGAGTCCAACTTTTTGCATTTGGCTTTCAGCCCACGCATCATCGCGGTCAGGATGAGCGTCCCAAGTTACTTTTATAGCTTTAAATCCATTGATACCCACACTGCCTACTCGTTCCAAACCATTTTCATCAATAGTATTTTCGGCACCAAACCAAATCTTAGCGAATTGATCTTCATCTGAGTTGGGAGTAGAAGTGATAATACAGTCACCGCCAGTAGAAAGGGTGGGCTGAATAGCAGTCCAAAATTCTTCCGCAATCTTTGGTCTAACGAACGCAAATTCGTCCAAATATAATAGAGAAATACTTAGACCACGGCCAGCGTCGGGAGTGGTAGCTCGTGAAATAATTCTACTACCATTATCAAATTCAATACTTCCCTTGTTATATGTTACAGCGCCAGCTTTTAGCCATTCCGGAAGTTCTTCATATGTGTATCGTATTCTCTGCATAATTTCTAGAGCAGATACGTTTTTGTTGGCGGCAATTAGAATAGTTTGATCGGGGCGAAATATTGCTCGCCAAACGATATATGCTGCGGCGGTAGTAGTATTATGGCTTAAAATTCCATTTGCATAATACCAATGTTTGGGATGATTTATTTCAACATCATACATATGTGTTCTAAAATTTAGATTACGAACACTTATGACTCGTTCGGGACCTTTTTCTGTATGAAGAGTAGTGTTGTATGGGATACAATCCTTTAAATAGATTGTTTCGCCATTTTCCTGATAGAATAAATGTTTATCAGCACCATATATAGTTCTTGTATTTGTTTTTAATTCCCAACATTCATATGGCACAGTTCTAAATGCATTTACGCCCATCGCAAAATCTGAATGAAATAGCACAGAATTAGTATGTGTAAATTTTTTTACATCATCTAACGGAATTTCATGCTTAATTCTATGATTTTTATCTATTATCCAAAGAATTGCTTTAATAATAACTATACATAATTTTTTAATCATACAGTTATTTATTATGGATGATTTATGACCTTAGTTTTTCCAGCATTTTAAATCTATGATCCCAATATTTGTCATGATCGGAACAGTCTATGTGTTCGTTTAAAGTCCAATCATGATGTGGTTTTCTAGTATTTTCCGGAGGAAGCTTATCAAATAATTTAAATTCATTTCTAGTCAAATAACAATCGCACAATAATTCAAAATTAAAAGCAAAAAAGATCCATTGCTCTGTATGATGTGATCCATCCCACGTTTTTTGGGGGTCTGAATAATACTTATATGTATAACTTCTATCAATTAGGGAATATATTACGTCGCCTGATAATTTTCTATCACAAAATCTCTTAAATTTTACAAAATCAAAAGTTTTGTTTCTATATTCAACTTCATCATAAGTAGCAAAATATAATGCATGAGGATATAAATGACTCCATGTAGTATATCTTATACCTGCTTCTTGATCATAGACGGCACGTTCTTCTATAATCCATTTATTGTTTTTTATTTTTTCATATTCATACAACATGGGTGCCTCATTAATATTTTAATAGTAATTTAGCATTTGATCGGGGATAATCAATATGAATTTTATGTGTTTAGTTTCATTTAATCGAATACCACATAGATAGGTTAGATAGTTAGTATCAGTATCATTTATCCATAATGATTCACAATTTAATCTATCTGTATAATACACCCCCAATACAAATGAAATTAATAATATCAAAATTATTATTGATATGTATCCTATTACATCTACTACTATATTCATTTTCTAATCTCTCTTATATATTACCATAACAAATAGCACTTAAAATTACTAATATCAAAGAAAATTTCATCAAAAGATTTTCTAGATATTTATTTATCTTTCTTTCATTCAGTTAGTATTTTAATCTTATATGTATTATGTCTGTCTGTTTCACATATTAATTTAATTTGTTCTTCTTCAGGAATATCTTTTACTGTTTTAAATGATATACCATTTAATGAAACTATTGGTAAATTTACACCATTTGCTTGAAGTGTCATTCCTGTTCGATTTTCATCTATTTTTCTTAATATTAAATTATATGGTTGTTCTGGTGTAGGGTCACATTCTCCCAAAGGGCTTGCTGATAATTCCTTATCAAATATTTTATCTATTGGTAGTTTTGGTTTGTTTGGATCTATTATTTGTTCTGATTTATCGAATACAAATTCCACTGGTTGCATTGCTAAAGCCATTCTACCAAATGCTTCGCCTATTTTTTGAGCAGGGTTATCTGTTGACGTATTATTGTCTGCAATTGCCGGAGTAGCCAAACAAAAGAAGACCAAGCTGGCGCTACGTAATATATTCATTTTATCTATCTCCCTTAAAAATTATCACAACAAATAGCAGTTAAACTTATCAATATCAAGAGAAATTTTATCAAAAATATATAAACCGATGAACAAGGATCCTATTACGATTAGTTCATACGATATATTTTTTCAACGGATGCCACCCATTATATTTTGCTGCATCGAATGTATCCAATATTTCCATTGATTTTGCATCAGCTTTGCATTTTAAAAACATGATATTAGTTTCTATTGGGGTACTTTCAAAATATGAAACTACCAAAATACCATCTAAATTTTTATTAATAATACGATACGAACTATTTATAAAACCATAGGGTTTTAAACTTTCAGTTTCTGATATTTCCTCAATGGTCAAAAATGACCGATATTCATCAACTTCGATCATATGTAGATTATGAATAATACAATATTTTATCTTATGACAAGTATTAAAGTAGGGATATTTACTCAAATTAATAGAAACATTTAATAGATCTATTGATGTCAATAATTTATCTAACCAACCAATTATATTGTTGTTGGGCAAGCAGTCCTTAAAATCCTTATATCTTTCCTTTAAACGTAATATTTCTTTATACAATTTAAGTTTATTATTATAATTATAATTTGTTATATCACCATAAATTATTTTATAAATAAGGTTATCTATACGTTGTAAATATAAATATAATGGATTATCATTAATAAAATTTTTAACCCCATCATTATCTAATGCATTAATATTATCAAAAGTTATACCCAATGGTATACATTCAAACTGATACACTTTGTCCACCCAAAAACTCCAAGCATTCTTTGACCATTTTATCTGGATTATCTTTATAATCCCTTTCCCAAACTATTTTAACTGAATAACCTGCCGATTCCAAATCTTTTATTTTCTGAGCGTCATATTCTCTTTTATCTGCGACAGTCATTACCGTACCATTTTTATTCTTTTTAATAATATGACTATCCGAAAAAATATCAGGATTACCATGCCAATAATCACCAAAAAACTCAATTATGTTTTTATTATTATCATATAAATCTACCTGATATACACGGCGAGGAGTTCTTATTGTTCGTTCTTCACTTCCATAAAATAATTTACCATCATGTCTTAATTGAACAGCATCAAACAATTCTCGACTTATTTTTGATATACCAGAAAACAATCCAGATTTCTTTAATGATTCATACCATTTTTCTTGGCGTTCAACCCATTTAATATGACCCAAGTCTTCACCATATTTTCTAATGAACCAAGCTTTATCACGTAAATTATGAATTCTTGCAGATTCCTTGGCTTCTTGTTCTGATTGGCCCTTCTTAATCCAATATTCCTTCATTGAAGGCCTATTATAATCTTTTCTTAAGCCATTTTCAGCCGCTTTTTCCTTGGCTTCTTGTATTTGTTCTTTTGAATGAACTTCTGATTTATCACTCCATGGACTTAATTTACCGCCATGTTGAAATCCCGGGTTATTACTGCCTTTCATATTATTACGTATTTTTTCGCATTTCGTATAAGGCATATTGTAATGTAGAGCTAATTCTTTTGGTGAATTAAACCCATGCATTTTAGCGTGAAGATTTGATATTTCTTTAGCGGGTTCATTACATACCGGGCACATAATAAAATCTATGCCTTCTGTGCCGCCCATAAATTTACTTCTAATTCGTTTTTTAGTAAAACATTCCGGTGAACACACTAATGAATTGTGTGATCCCATATATTCTTTAGAGCAGATAATGCATGTCTTATCATGTAATTTTTTCAAGTAGTAAGTCCTTTTATAATCAATAATTAATTATAAACAATTACTTACTTAATTTCAACAAAAGATCTTCCAGATGAGTAACAATTTTTTCTCTAAAATTCATTTGAATTAAACTTTTTAATTTGACTTTTTTATCATTAAACTTTATAATAGTATTAGCTTGTAATGATTTGCCCATTTGACGGGCTGTGAGTGCGACGATGTATTTATAATTAGTAAATATATCCAACATTTCACGTTGAAAATTAAACAAGTCAAATGGCACGTTCCCCTTTAGGGGGTGTTGTATCATTACATAATTTTCACAAAAATATTGAGCATTTTCTGCACATTTAATAAGTTCTTTCGCTCGCGCTTGATTGAAATAACTTCTAGCATGTGGTTGTTTAACATATACAGGAGTCATACTCATTAATGATTTTCCAATTACATTCTCAAAGCGGCTTTAATAGTTTCTACTTCCATTTTTTTAGCTTCATACATCTTTAACATAAATTCTCGTTCAGGACTGCCCATTTTGGCTTGTTTAGCTTGTGTTAAATAATAAGTCATATCACTTATCAAATTAGGCAAACTCTTTTTAGCTTTAGTTAAGTAATAAATTTGATCACTTTTTTTATTAGCTACGCTATTATCTGCGGGGGGGGATACGCCCTCTACTATATTAATCAAATTTCTCATTTTATTTTCCATTTTAATCTCCAGTTAGATTTCCAAAATATTCTTTACATTTTTGAATTCTTTACACCAAGTTCCGTGGCTTAATAATATTTCTTTTATGGTTGCATCTATATTTAGTTGCCAATGGTTTAAGAATTTATGTATTCTAGGAAATGTGGGGTTCACATCCATTGTTTGCCATATAAATTCATTTAATACACTTCTATAATCGGGCATGTAATAGTAGATGTGTATTGTAGTTAAATCATAACCACGAAAATACAATTCGCTGTCCATTATATTAATTTCCTTCTAATACTCGTATTTTAGCCAATAGTTCTTGATTTGATTACCAATTAAACTCATTTAATTCACCTAATCTTTAACACAATTATTAACTCTTTTACCAGTTTGTGGACTTATTTTTGTTTTTGGCTTGCCTATTTTATACCCATCCCAACATTTTGGATCCAACCTAGTTCCTGCTTCGTCAACTTGATTTTCTCCCATTAACCATGCCACTCCGCCAGCACGTTTAAATTTCAATTCGTTTGTTGATTTTAGTCGTTCAATCATTTTATTAAAATCTGTTCCGGCGCCACGCATTAAAACGACTTGTTTATTATTATTGTCAAATTTATCAACTATGGCAACTTTATAATCCATTTTACCGGAAACTTTATCTCTAACAGGAATAGCAGTTATTTCTAATTCAGGTGATTTAATAAATTTGCCAAGAACTACTTTCTTTGGCTTGGTTATTCCGGGCGCTGCTTCGTTTGCAACTAATTCCCATTCACTGGCGTCGGACACTGGTTCATTTATACCACCAGAAGTAATCCATTTTTCACCGGTTTCTGTATTCACCGCAACAGGGGCGCCATTATCACCAAAACTATATTCAAATCCATCAAATTCCATATTATCTTCTAAATTTGCTTCTAATGTGTCGTCAGCAGACAGAGGTGTAAAATATGGTTTACGTGGTGCAATCGAAGTGGCAGCTTCGGCGACATTTTTTTTCTTAAGAATTAATTTTTCAAGTTCTTTTCTTATTGCTAATTCATCCTTGCCAAATTTAGTTGCAATAGATTTAGCGTATTCTCTCATTCTAAAATTCAACAGATTAGGTACTTCGCCAAACTTTTTTACATAATCATCGGCTGCTAGTTGAACTGCTCGTCTAAATTGAAAACTGTCGTCTTCATTAATTTTTTTTTGAGCACTTTCATCAATTTTTTCAACACGTTTTTTCATGTTTTCAAAAGTGCCTACTGCATCATTCCAATCATCGGTATAATAAAACCCAG